AGATTCCATTTCAAATTTTTGTGAGTTAGCTAAGTCTTCTAACTGTCTTTTTCTAGCGTTGTAGTTTTCAAGAGCTGACAACTGAGCTTGGGCTTTGTTTAAAGATAAAGTGCCTTTAGCTGCAGTAAGAGAATTTAACTCTTGTCTGAATGAATCTCTTAGTTTCATTAGGTCTTGTTGTTTTTTAACCTCTAGTTGTTGCAAGTTGTTGGATAAATTAGCTTGAATATCTCTTTCTTGTGTTCCTAATTGTTGAAATGCTTGAGCTGACTGAGCTTGAACAGAACCTAACTGTCTCATTTGCTCTGAAGCTAATATGTCAGATGAAGCCTGACCAACATTTGATCCAGCAACACCACCAAATAACTGTTGAGTTCTTTGTAGCCCTTGATCGTACTGTCTTCTAGCTGAAGATAAAGCACTCTCTCTTTGCATTCCTGTTTGTTCTTTTTGTAGTCCAATGTTTTCCATTCCAAATTGAGCCTGTTGTTGCAGTATTGGTCTTTGGCTTTCGTAACCTTGGATAATTGATTGTTCGTATTGTGGTTGAAGTTGGGATAACTGAGCTGCTTGAGTATCGTAAATATTCCTAGCATCTTTGTAACTCTTATCGAGTTGTTTTTGAATTGTCTTTAAATTCTTTTCTTCGTTAACGGCCATAAATAATAAATAATAAAATTATTCTTCTTTTTCAACAACCTCTTTGCTTTTTTCTTTTAATTTATCGTTTTCTTGTTTTTGTTCTTTAGCAAGTCTATTCATTTCCTCAACAGGGAATGGACTTTGAGGGTTATCAAAGAACCCGAGTCCACATCTTTTACAGATGATTCTTGTAACAGATATTCTGGTAAATCTATGGTCACAAAAGTTAGGGTCAATATTAGTTGTATGTTCATAAAACTCTAATGGTTCTTTAGAGTCCGTATTCTTGGGGTTCATTTTGTTTTTTTGTAAGTCTAATAACTTCTGATTCTTGCCTAGACATAAACTCGTGAATCTTGTTTAAAGTTTCAGTAGAGCCAAAAGCCTTAGAGTAGGCGATCATTAGTTCTTCAAACTTGGGGTAGTCCGTTGGATTGGGATACTTGGGAAGTGTTAATAGGTACGCCTGAAAGATCCCCCATCCCTTGCTGTGATAAAGGTCCAGAAGACATCTGGCTTCCTCCAAAGCTGCCGAGTCCTGAGGCGTTATTTGAGGCCCCTCCTGGTGTCTGTCCAGGCTGTCCAGGTATCGGTCCATTTATTGGGCTTCCTTGATTAAATAATTTAGCAGCATTCTTAACTCCATTGTCTTCAAGTACATTAACTAATAAGTCTTTCACATTAATTGTAGCACCTTCCATTTGCAACTGTTGTTGTACTCCAGGTGATAATAGGATGTATAGAGCTTGGTTTCTACCATTGATTGCTTCTTCAGATACTCCAATAGCCATTGATTTGACATCAGGAATATAATCATAAGAACCATACAAATCTTCTTTTTCAATAAAGAGTCTGGCTAAAGAACCATCTTCACTCATATCAAGTTTTGGTACAACATTTCCGTTCTCATCTAAAAAATATTTTATTGGCCCCACTCTACCGGCGAATATTCTTTTCTTAGCCATTTTTTCTTTGTTCTTCTACTTGTTTTAGATGTTGCATCAATAGATCCACAAACAGATCCCGTTCATAAGGATACATATCATTTAAATCAGACATACTGTATTTATGGTGTTGCATCAAAGAGAACATAGTATTATAGTAGACCGCGATATTAGAATACCCGGTCATCACGTAAAAAAACTATTGAGACCCTTCAGAACAACATCAGTCGATTTGCCAGCTTTATTCTTTAATGTCACCGTATGTTCTAGAGACGGCATCGTATCAAAGAATTCTTTGATCTTGTTCATGCTATCCATAGGTAGGCTGTTAACGAATTCTTCGAGATCTTTTTCTGTAAAATCAGTGTATACTGTCTCGCTGTCATAGATCTTATCGATACACTTGAACAACATATCAAACACAGCATCTTCTTGGTTGGACGCATCATCGAGCAATCTGACTTCATCTAGAGTCGGATATCTCATCGCCAATCCTACATCATCATGTATGATGAATTTGCTCTTATGCTCTGGGTTATTTTTGATCTCGATGTTGTCTAGATTAACTTTGAACTTGATGACTTCTTCGGTGTCAGGATCTTTGTATTCGAGATCCACGACTTCACCTATCGATTTTGAACGAAGCTTAACGAACAGATATTCAACATCAAATGTTGCTAGCTTATCTACATCTACTGCTTCGATGATACAATTTTGAATGATCTGCTTGACTGCGGCGATAACATCTTCAGTCTTCTCTGAAGATTTTGCCATCAGAAGGATCTTTTCTTCTTGCACGGTGAATGGTTTGATATTAATGCTCTGCTGAGTAGAAGGTATTGTCACAGAGTATGTTGGGTGTTTGAGCTTAGGTAATGCCATAATATAGGTATCCTTATGTTAAAAATTAATGCCGTCACGGATACGGCTGCCTTTATAGATCAATTTTTCTGTTATCTTATTCAACTGTTCATCGATATAATTGCTTGTAGAAGTCAGCGCAGTTGTTCTAGTCAGTGAATTTCTATCGGCAACACCTTGATCTAATGTGGTTGATGTCCAGTTAGTATATGCAAAAGTCACCGGAATTTTTAAGATCTGATCTTGCATGTTCCAATCGACCTGGATGTCTCCGATTGATATAGGATATGCTTCGAGCAATTGATATTTTACAATCGTGTTATCTGCTTGTTTTGTAGTGTTTATCTCATTCATATGGATGATCTCTACAATACCGTAATATTCGCTAGGATATTGGAAAGAATTCAATGGCAACCCTTTGACTGTCCCGTTAGGATTTGCTGCATCATTGAAGGAAAATACTGATTGCATCCATGCATGAAAATATTTAAATACTGATCCGTCTGCATCGCTATAGAATGTCAAAGGGACATCTTGAAATATCGTAGCATACGGACGCTTCTCGACGTTGCCGTAGCCAGACATCCTGAACTCATCTGTCTGGTATCCCAGGCCCGGAAGAACAGCGCTGTCACAAAGGAATGAGAGATTTTGTGCCCCTCCTACTACTGCAGGACCTCTGTCAGCTCGTCCGACATTAGCATTTGTTGACCTTGTGATAGTGACCATGAACTTGGATGCCTTGGACAATCCGCCTACTGAATTAACTGCAGAAAGCATTTCATTGATACTAAACGCCATTTATGATATCTTTCGATTCTTTATAAACATAATTCTTAGATTTCTTTGCGAATCTCTCTAGCGGCAAGAACATAGCAATGTCCCATTCATTAGCGGGTATCTGTAAAAATCTACTCCTGACATGGCTGTGCAAATATCGTTTCACACACGGTTTGAAATATTTATAACGTGAAGCAGCATTTAATAGCTTATACGAAGCTCTTATCTTTGATGTCTCGTTGTATTTTTCATTATTTAACAGATCATAGAGATAATCCAGCAATCTCGCCCTGTATACGTGAGGGAGGTAATGCAGGTTCATCGCAAGGAAGCTGTCACCCTGATCTTCGAAAGGAAATATCAGAGGAAACCTGTCATAGTAAGGGAGGTCTTCTTTATGTTTAGGATCGTATTGAAACAGGTACATGAATCCCGGACGAACGAAGTTCTTGTTGTATTGTGGATTCCTGCTGACCAACGTCTCTACTCTTACAGATCGAACTTCTCTTGCTTTGTCTCGGAACCAATCCCTGACGTTAGGAGCTCCTGGTTTGAGTGCAGAACCGGGTCCTAAGCTAGATTTACCTTGTTCAAGAATCTTCGTAAAAATAGGCATTATCTCTTATCCAATCCTAGATCTTTTTCTGTTAATATCTTAAACTGCCATTTCCTATCTAGACAGAACTGTTCAGCAGCTTTCCATTTAGCACTATTGACACCATAAGTAGTCACTTCATTGATATATCTTCTAGTTATCTTCTGTTGCTTGACCGGTTCTTTGCACTGAGCATGGGGTTTAATCTCTATTATCATCGTATTTATCACGCCGCCTTTGGCAGCTGTCTTTACCCAGAAATCAGGAAAATACCTATGGATCTTGTTGTCCATAGGGCTAACATAGGGGATAATTATCTCTTCTGATGACCATTGGATTACACCCGGATGAGAATCAAGATGTCTCATGAACCTCAATTCCCACAAGCTCCTATAAACGATGTTTGTAGGATTTCCTTTATATTTTTCAGGAAACTTGGGTCTAAATTTACCTTTATACGACATGCCATATTACCATTATAAATATACGATATATTTATAGGAGTTTATATCGAGCATGTCTGTCGTCACTCAATTTGCATTTCCTCAAGAAGTGCCAGAATTCTATACCAGGATGTCGTTGAGAAAGTATGAAAGGCCAAAGCCCGGATCTACTTTGACACCTACGTTTCGAACATATATACGATTGCCCATTCCTCAGCAATTGATAGATTCTTTTAATATATCTGTCAGCGGAAATAACATGGATTTGTTAGGAAATTTTCAGGAATCCGCACAGATGCAGGCTGCTGGTATAACATTGGCTGATAAATTTAACGCTGAAACACAAGGTTCAAATGCAGCAGGCTCAATCATGAGCATGGTTGGCATGGTTGCAGCTCTGACGCCGGGCATATCAGATAGCAATCTCGCGAGATTTTCACAATCACAGCTGGGTGTGGTACGAAATCCTCACTTGACGACTATATTCGAAGGTGTCGCATTAAAGACATATCAATTCGAATGGAGACTCTCTCCTAAATCAGAAAAAGAAGCACTAATGATGAATAGGATGATAGATTACATCAAAGCATTCATGCATCCAGAAATAGTAGGAGGTGGGTTTGCCTTAGATTATCCGTATCTTGCTACTGTTGAATTTGTGACGGGATCTAGCAGTGCTAACCTACCTAATGTATCAGATTCATTCATAACAGGTCTATCTATCAATAGCATGGGTGGAGGAACACCTGCATTCTATAGAGATGGAAATCCAGTCATCATAGAAATCCAGATGTCTTTTCAAGAGATCGATATCAAGACAAGAGGAAATTTTGCCGCCGGAAAGACAGGAAATCCTTCTCGACCTCTTGATATAACAACAGGACTGCCTCCGGTAAGTTACTCGGGCCCGGGTTCATCGTGAGACCTTTACGAATTTTAAAACAGAGAGCTTAAATGTCATTAGCTAATTATTATCCTTTTGTAACTTATAATAATTTAAAAGCGATCAATCTGCTCGTAGAGGCAGAAGTCGTTAAAAGATACCTGGAAGATTATAGATTATTCTATACATACATCATAAAGAATGGCGAACGTCCGGATACGCTTGCCTATGATGCATACGGAGATTCCACTCTTGATTGGGTGATATTCCTCACGAACGGAATCATTGATCCTTATAAGGATTGGATATTAGATGAAAAACAATTGATATCATATCTAGAGAAAAAATATAATACTGCAGTAGAAAAATTGACGACTACTACTATAGCAAGTTCTATCGCATATTACTATTACAAAGGGATCGCCAGTGATAGCCCGGAGACAATCGCTTCATATAATTATAACATGACACCAGCGACTTATTCTAAGCTAGGCAGTCCTGCAGGTTGGATCGCTAAGAGCGTATGGGATTATGAGAATGAGATCAATGAATCTAAGAGAGAAATCAAGCTGATGCGGAACGAATTCGTTTCGGATTTCAAACAACAAGTAAAAGATATATTTAATAATGGCTAATCTCAATCCTTTAAATATAACAGTATCCGATATTGAAATAGAAAAATTCAATAAAAGGGATAAGATGAGTCTGCTGCCTCAGTTCATGGAATTGACCATATATCAATCTATGTTTGAGCCTACTATAAAAGGCGAGATGCTTATCAATGATCCTATCGGACTGTTCGTCAATTATCCTTTCACGGGTGAAGAGCTAATAATAGTGACATATGATCAGGTCAACACTGGTAGCAGCGATACATCCGCCTCCGCGGGAAGCTATTTTCAAGACGTTAGCCCAAATAAGACCAACCAATTAAAATTTATTATCAAAGGTGTCCGTGATATCATCATCGGCGATAGAGCAAGATCACTGATGTATATCATAGATCTTGCAAGCCCTCAACTGCTTCAGAACATGAGAAAATACGTATCTCATGCTTTTAATGATCTAGTCGAAGACATGGCAGAGAAAGTATATGATGAGTATATCGCAGATGAGACGACCAAACAATATAAAATACCTAGGAAACCTTTTGTCAAGGAGACATCAGTCAAGGTACGTAATATGGTTGTTCCCAACATAAGGCCTTTCCATGCTATAAGTTGGCTAGCAAAACATGCTGTCGCAAAAGAAAACGATAGGCATTTCCTATATCTATTCTTCGAAGATCTAAAGCAATTTAACTTCATCACGATGCAGCAGATCATAGAAGATGCTTTAAAGATAAAAGACACGTTGAAGAAAAACAAATATAGGTATATCTCAGATATTGCTAGCTTATCTAAATCAGTGACAGGAGATTCTAATCAAGATCTCCGCGTCATCACTAACATCGTAAATAATAAGAGGTTCTCTTCTTTAGAAAAGATACCGGGAGGATACTATCAGAATGAATTGTTCGAGATCAATATGTTACAGAAAGCATATGCAAGCACTCCTACAGAATTAAATGAATCTAACTTATATGATGCTAACATTCCTACATTAGCACCTTCTACTTTAAACACTCCTGATTACATCAAGTATGTAAAGAATGAGAAGATAGAAAAAGAATACTCAAACCGGGTCCGTTATATAATAAACAATTTTCCTGATGCTGATGGTCAAGGTATGGATCAACCTACCTATAGACGTAAGTTTGGAAATGTGACTAAATACATGAATGCTATGAACCAGATCGATCTGACAATCACCGTTCCAGCAAACATGGATCTAAGAGCAGGTCAAGTGATATACTGTGACATACCAGAAAATCACGGATTCAATACCGTTGAAATAGATAAGTATATATCCGGGTTATTCATCATATCAGAAGTCAAACAAGTGATAATGCAGGGTAGTTTGGCTGCGACAACTTTACGAATATATAAAGATGGATATCTCAATAGTCTTTTCGAGTCATCATTATACAATTCTACAGGCAGAGGTACAGGATTGCAGGGTCCAGTTTAATGATCAATGACGATTTTTATGGCGACAGATTTAGGTGGTTTACAGGTGTCGTGAAAGATGTCGGTTTCGATGGCCGCGTGAGAGTTAGGATATTCGGGATCCATCATACAGAAGATATTGTCAGAGTCTCTGACGGAGATCTTCCCTGGGCTATTGTATTGTTTCCCACTACTGGCGGACAGACATCTGGGGGCAATGCTAATCATGGCCTAGTGAACGGCACTTGGGTAGCGGGATTCTTTGCTGATGGTGAAGATTCTCAACAACCGATCATCATGGGAGTAATCAATGGAGGTCAAGGTTCTGTAAATAATTCTCCTGGGGGACAAGCACCTCCAACAAAAAATTCTGATAGCGGTTTACTTATTACGCCAGATACAGGTGGGACTCCTACAGATACGACACAGACGCCATCTACGACTCAACTCACAGGTTCAGGCAATCCTCAGAAGGTATACAATTTCTTCTGGGAAAAGATCAAAGCAAGCGGAGCAGTCGGCGAAGGGGCATCTTTAAAAGCTATATGTGCTGGTATAGTCGGAAACCTCCAAGGTGAGTCTGGGCCTAGCATAGATCCTACAGCTTCTAATGGCAACACTATCGGAATAGCTCAATGGTTGGGTCCTAGAAAAGCAGAATTAGCTAGACAATGTGGATTGACAAGCATAGGAAAAAGCAATGCTCCATCTTTAGAAAAACAATTAGATTATCTTTGGTGGGAACTCACTGAAGGAGATGAGAGAGTACATTTTAAAAAATTATTAACATCTCAAAATATCGAAGATGCAACTGCTAATGCTATAATGTTCGAACGAGATGAATCTACTATCGTCCCGGGAACAGGGACTTCTAAACAAAATCCTCCTAAATCATTAGGATATTCTGATAGGAGTCACCCTGTATATAAAAACAAGTTAGCATTTGCTATGAAAGCATATTCTTCGCTCTCATATACTGGAGGTGTGTCATGAAGAACGTGTCTCCTGAAGCATTATCATATTGTAAGAATTTCTTTTTCACTTTTTCTAATACTCGTAGGAATGAATCTGTGAATCTAAACGATTATGCTAGCGCAACATTCATCATAGATGTCGATGGTAGGATATATCAAGGTGCAGAAGCTAAAGAAGATGCGGCATCAGTCATTCTCATCGGCGGGACAAAGAAATTCATAAATGAGAAAGCTTTGACTGTACCTTCATATTACTACGTCACGCAGCAACAGAAGATCACTCTATATAAAGCGATGAAGTTGCTTTCTACATTCACTCATTCTGCACAGATACAGAGTGATAACGAACAATTACAGAGATCTATTTCAGCTCTATACTTAAATTTTTGTGGGTAACATATGTCTATCAATCCAGAATCGTTTACATCAGATCCTCTATCAAATAAACAAATCACTAATAGAGAAGGTGATGGTGTCAGCAGATCAACTGCTCCTCAAAATATAGTTGCAGGAAATCCTGCACCCTATTATGAAGTGTCTGTAAAGGATAAACCGAGCACGGGCAGCGATCAGACGATCACACATACAGGACCCGGAGTAGGCATCGCAGGTGGAGTCGGCGATCCTAGCGACATGCAAGGATTCGTTTCTGCGACAGGAAACAAGATACTAATTGACAATAACTTTGGTTCTGATACAATAACATTACAACACCATTCTGGCGCTACTATCATGATAGATGCGGATGGTTCTATCCATATGATATCTTCTGGCAAGAAGGGTGTAGGCCTTATCGCTCCAAAAGGTGATGCTACTGTATTTGCAAGAAACCATCTGATTCTAAAAGCTGACGGCAGGATAACGATTGAGACAGACGGCGATCTTGATTTCAATGTCGGCGGCAATCTAGGATTACATGTACGTGGTGACATGATAACATCTGTCCGAGGTTCTTCAGAAGAATCTATCGAAGGAAGCAAAGTATTTGAAGTAGCAAAAGACATGAGCACGATGATCGCAGGTGACAACAGGATAACGTCTGCAGGTAAGACGAAGATACAATCATCGCAGAGCATTGACATGGACGCAGGCCTAGATATCTTCGTTAGGAGCGATGCTGCTATCTCGATGCAAGCACAGAAAGAATTCACAGCATTGTCTTTGACTGACATGAATCTAGGAACAAAGACGAAGTTTACAGCGCTCGCTACAGGTGACATGAACTTAGGTTCGAAGGCAAAGGTTATTGCTAAGTCATCAGGTAATATGAGCATAGAATCAGGTGGCACATTTGATGTCAAAGCAGCTAGCACGACCAAGATATCATCCGGGGGTGACGCATCTATCCATTCTGCTTCTACTGTAGATGTGTTAGGTAGCGGAAAGATTCAGATCAAAGGATCTGCCACTGACGTTCAGGTAGGAGGATCTCCTAGCCTTTCGGCTCCATCTGATCCTGCAGATCCAGGAGAAGCATCTTTAGCTCAGTATGCCCCAGCAGAGACGATCATCGATAACATAACAACACAGAGAACCGCACCTGATTTTCCTAAGAATTCAAAGAAGATGTCCAAAGAAGAATTCTCCCTCTATAAGAACGAAGGCGGGACGCCGAACCAGATCGCTGAAGGCGCTGCATCAGGTAATTCTGGTGCTGGAATTGTTCCTGAGATCGTAGATACGGGAATGAGTGCAGAATCTGCATCTGAAGGTGATTATGACAGGCCAGCAGGAGCAGTCACGGGTACTGGGACCGCAGAGAAAAATCCAACACCCATGCCTTCATCAATATATAACTCAAGCGAAAAGATATCAAGACATGTCACTGTTGGCATGATATTAGATCTGAGAGATTGCCCTGCGTCTCAACATAAAGCAGTCCTCACAGAAGCAATGAATATTGCATGGAATATATTAGATCCTCTATTTGAGAAGTTTGGATCCAGGATGAAGATAACTAGCTGGTATAGGACATCTAAATCTACATCTAAGCACACGACCGGAGGAGCAGTAGATCTCAGATGTTCTAACAAAGATGATACTTCATTTACAGCACAGATAGCTGCATATGTGAGGGATAATCTTCCGTACAGCAGGATATATCTAGAAAAGAATGATTCTCCTGGTATTCATGTACATCTCGAATCTGCTCAACCAGGACAGCCTGGCGGCGGATTAGTCATCACTTGTGCTGATCCAGGTTGCAAAAATTCACAACCAGGATTGCAATTATCCTATGCACAAGCTGCTTTAAGGGGAAGAGTGGGAACCTATGGTTGATATTACTTTTACAGAAGACATATCTTCTGGCAATTTAGATCTCGCTGCTAGTCAAGCTAGAGCTAAGGCATACACACAAGCGATTGCTGATGCTGCTAATCAGACAGCAACAGGAACTTTTAAATTACCAGATACAAGCACGTTTACGTATACTGCATATCCTGCTTCTCAAACAACAGGATCGTCACCTCCTGCAGGATCTTCTAGCGGCAGCAATCAGATTTTAAACAGTGATATCACAGCAGCAATGCAAAGAGGTGATATACAGAGACCTGGATTCTATGGCAATCAAGAATTAAAAGAATCTAATGATTTTTTTAATACAGCAATCAACATAGGAGCACAATTATTAGGAGTTGCTGCTGCATTGAAATTAGCAGGACCTCCGCCTGTCAACTATGTACGTACTCCTCAAAATTATATCCTCACTGATCTAGAAAAAGCTGTTATCCTATCTAAATCTACTGAGCTCGCTTCTTTTGGAGTCGTTCCTCAAGATACCTTAGAGAATTTCTTTTACATACTTGCAGCAAACCAGAACCAGAACGATCTCGAATATATCGCAAATGTTATCGGAATTCCTGATCTTGGACAGCCGAGATATATCAGAAACATAAGAGACATCACTCAGATACAAGATATCTATAAGGTTGGATATTTAGCAAACGGAATCGCATCTGTTAATCAAAGGTATGCACCACAATATACCAATATACAACGATATGATGATTATACTCAGAGCAGTGGTGGTGATATCTTATCTGCGGCAGCTCTCGGAATATCATTGGGTGTGATAGGCCCGTCTATCATCGAGACAGCTGGAATATACAATGCACATTCAGGCATCCTCAAGAATGCTCCTGCATTATCGACTGCTGCAATCAACCAATCTATCAACCTGTATTCTGGATTATCGAGCGGCATCGCTTTGGATCCTAATACGATCAGTGCTGTCTTGAATCCGACAGCTACCATACAATCACAGGCTACGATGATAGCAGCTTCAGCAATCACCAGCCTCCTAGGAGCAACACCTCTAGGAGGTGTGCTAAGTTCTTTAGGACCCTTGGGTGGAATTGCTATGGGAGTCCTGTTACAACAAGTCGGAGGCAATGCAGTAGGTAGCTTCATGTCTGAGGTATTGACGGGGAAAAGGATCGCATCTTCAACGATAGCAAATAATCCTATGCTGACACCACCTTCTATGGCGGGTAAGAGTTTCTTCGGTGAGGCTCCGATATCGCTTCCTGCAGTCGATCAAGTGTTCTGTAGGAAGATAGGAGCATTCGGGGCTCCTAGCGGCGGCACGGGCGTTGTTAGTTTTGGAATGCAGAATTTTGCCTCCATGGGCGGATCTTTATCTATCGCATCTGTAGTATCTAACCTAGTGACAGGATCATCTGCTATACCATCACCGACTACTTTTTATGGACAGCAAGTAGCAACGATGACATCCGACCTTTGCAACAATATGAACGTCCCTATAACATCTATGATCGAGATGAGAAGATCAGACAATGCTATACCATTGATGCTCGGGATGAGTGCTGTGATGGTCGGAGAGAACTTCTCTCCATTTGGGTCTAAACCTATGACACAAGGATGGGCATTAGCATCTTCTACTGCTAATGACATCCAAAAATACAATCCGCAATATCTAAATGCTTGTCGGACATCATTATAAATATACGATGGCAAGCACAGTATTCTATTCAGATATACCCACTAATTTTGATATCCATCCTATAAAACAGGATATGGTATTGATAACCAATGAGGTTGCGGTAAAAAGATCTGTTAGAAATCTTTTATTGACAGATCCTTATGAGAGGTTCTTTAATCCAGGATTAGGTTCAGGTATACGCCAGACACTGTTTGAGAATATAAGTCAAGATAGTGAATATATCTTAAAAGAAAAGATCGCAGAGACCATAAACAATTATGAACCTAGAGCTCGTCTTATAAGCGTAACTGCAAAGGGATTTCCTGATGATAATGCTTATGAAGTAACTATCGTATTTTCGCTAGTCAATAATATATCACCAATAACATTAGATTTCGTCTTAAGAAGAGTAAGATAAATGGCTAACACAGGATTCCTAGACGTATCAGAATTGAGTTTTGATGGCATCAAAAACAACCTCAAAACCTTTATGAAATCTAAGACACAATTTAAAGATTATGATTTTGAAGGATCTAATCTTAATTCTCTGTTAGATGTATTGTCCTACAACACATACATGAATGCCTTTTATCTCAACATGATAGGCAGCGAGATGTTCTTAGACTCTTCACAATTAAGGAATTCAGTCGTATCTCACGCAAAAGAATTAAACTACATACCTAGATCAAGAACATCAGCAAGAGCAAGAGTCATATTTTCAATAAACACCGGAGCTGATGCTCCTGACAATGTAGTGATCCCAGAAAATTATACCTTAAGATCAGTGGTTGATGGGATCAATATGGATTTTACGACCAATGAGCAGATAACGATCAATAGGACTGATGGTGAGTATGTGACCGATCCTGTGTATATATATGAAGGAAAGATCGTATATGAATTCTTTACAGTAGACGGATCTGTTAGATATACTCTCAGTTCATTGAATATCGATACGAACAGCATTCAAGTCACGGTGATCAACTCAGCATCGGATTCGTCGAATTCTGTATATACAAAAGCAGATACATTATACGGATTGAATTCGAATTCACAAATATACTTCGTTCAAGGCTACAGTAACGATCAATATGAGATAGTATTTGGTGACGGGATTTCTGGCAAAGTATTGACTAACGGGAACATAGTAAAAGTCAAATACAGATCTACTAACGGCGAGTTAGGCAATAAGGTTGTGTATTTTGCCCCTACTTCTAAAGTAGGAGATGCATCAACATATCCTGTGACTGTGACAACTAATATATCTGCAGCAGACGGTTCTGAGAGAGAAACAATAGAATCGATGAAGCTAAATGCTCCTAGACATTTTGCTGCTCAAAATAGGGCTGTCACCAAAGATGATTATACGACTCTAATCATTGAAAAGTACCCACAGATCAAGACAGTCAATGTATACGGAGGAGAGAATGCTGATCCTCCTCAGTACGGCAAGGTCATCATCAGCATGATTCCGTACGGAAATTTCCCTGTCGTCTCTACAGAACTAAAGACAGATATCATAGCCTATCTCAGATCAAAGAGCATCACGACAGAACCTGTGATCAAAGATCCTGAATACATGTATATCGAGATCCAATCTATCATCAGCTACAATCCTTCATTGACTACTAAAAGCACACAGTCACTCAAATCAGACGTATTAAATCAGATAAAATCATATGAAGCTACATATCTGAATGATTTTGGAAATGATCTTCGCAAATCTAAATTATCTTCTATGATTGATTCTGCAGATGCATCGATAGTCAGCAACCAGACGACACTTCGTGCAGTCTATATAATAACTCCTAGAAAAGGTACTCAACAGAGGATCAATTTCTCATTTTCAAATCCTTTATCTAGGCCTTTGCGTGCCCCTTATATCATCAACGAGATCGAATGCGTCAGAAGCACACCATTCGATTATTTCAAAGATGGCGTATATTATAATGCTACTACATCTCAAGGTCAGGTCACGCTCAGCGATGACGGCAACGGAAAAATAAGATTGTATTATATCGAGAGAAGAGAAGATACTACAACCGGAATCGTCTCGATAGTTCAGCAGATATTAGAATCTGATATAGGGACTGTCAACTATATTACGGGTGAACTATCGTTCGATCTGAATCCTTATGATTATGATACGAATATAAAGATATTTGGTAAAGTAATAAATGATGATATCGTAGTTCAAGAAAGCAAATATCTCAAGATAGATTATGACCAAATTGGGATAGCTGTAAGCACATATAGACAATAATGATAACAGATCTAAAAAACATCGCCCCGTTAGTAAAGAATCAGTTTCCTGACTTCTATAGAGAAGAGGGTGATAACTTCCTGCAGTTTATATCTGCTTATTATGAATGGATGGATGAGCAAGGTCCTATAAAAAAATCTAGAAATCTGATTGAGACTTCAGATATTGATTCTGTTAGCGAAGAATATATAGATTTTTTCTTTTCAAAATACATGAACGGGCTCCCTAAAGATATCCTTTCGAATAAATCGCTGCTAGAAAAACACATATTAGATGTGTATAGATCAAAGGGTTCTATAGAAGGTTTGAAGCTGCTATTCAGACTCTTGTATAATATAGAGATACAAGTATTCATCCCGCAAGATGATGTCCTCACGTTATCTGGGGGAAACTGGGTCAGGAAAGAATACGTCGAAGTAGAAGAAAGAGAATTAAATCATACGTATGACAATCAGCTAGTACGAGGAACAACATCAGGTGCTCGTGCTTACGTATCATCGATAGCTACGATCAATAATGATTACGGATTCGCACATATATTCTATCTCACGGATATAATGACAGGTCCTAGCGGAAGTTCGTTTATTCCTGGCGAATATCTAATGTATGATGGATTAGATATCAGACAAGCGACCTTGATCCGGGGATCTGTCGTCGGAGCGGTCGTAGTTGATTCTGATGAGGATCATAATAGCGGAGATATACTATTCACTGAAAGCACATCAGGATCTGGATTACAGTTTGAAGTCAAAAAGTTAGTAGATCCTGAATCTGCTATAGGATACATTAATTTTAAGATAATCGATGGCGGATACGGATATGCTATAGATACGCCAGTAACTGTAGTTCGTAAGTCTTCTTCTACAGGTATCGGGGCAAGTTTTAAAGTTGGCTCTATATCTAACACATCTATTTTTACATATAATACTAACCTGATCGATCCGGAAGCAAACACTATCATCGCTCCTGCTAACACACAGTTCAATGCTAATAGTGCTGTCACAGGTGGTGCAAGCACAGGATTGACGACTGATGCAAACAGCACGATAATCGTCACTAATGCTAACACGTTCCAATACGGCAGGGGTGTAGTATACACAGCTCTTGCAGGAAATACAGCAATAACAGGTCTTGCTAACAATACTCTATATTACGTACAGCATTCGAATGATACTGTGATCGCTCTCTCGACGACTGTAGGCGGATCAAGGATCACGCTTACTCCTGCACAGGTTAGTGGCGACCGAGCAAATGGACATTATTTTCAAGCAAACACTCAATTCAGCGCGAATCTCAATGTTGGTACTATCAATTCTGTCCTAGGCAACTGTCTTGCTGATACTACGTTGGAGATAGGAAAGATAGCATCATTGTCAGCTGTCACATCGGGTGATCATAATTATAACGGATCAGTTCAACCTACAGTATTTGAAAAGAGGATATGGGGCTATAATATAGTAGATGAGGATGGCAACCTGTGGGGTAATAATGCTGTCATAGTCGGAAATCTTGCTTCTGGTAATGGTGTTATTCAAGAAGTTATACTTTTATCCTCGGGGTATACTTTCAATACACCTAATGAAGAATTGCTTTTCGTTAATCAATCTAATAACGGCATCACTACAGTGCTTTCTATGATAGTTGACGGTGTTGCTAAAGAAGAAGGCGAGTGGTTAGATAGTAGCGGGTTCTTAAATGCGGATAAATACATAACTGACAGTGATTACTATCAAGAATTTTCATATGAGATCCAAGTAGAAAAATCTTTAGATAAATATATTGATGTGATCAAAAAACTAACTCATCCTGTAGGAAATAAGATGTTCGGTAAACCTTTGATAATAGATACGAATAAATTTGAGCAGAAAATATTAGTTGAAGCAACTACAACTTATAATGCTAGAGGCGTTATAATCTCATCAAGCGAGTAATGTAAATATGGCTGGAATATTCAACAGGAACATCAAAAATAAATTCATAGAAGAGGTGAGGCAGGATCTTGTTGGCGATGGGTCAGTTGTTACAGCCATTGATATAACTTCTGCCGGTACCGGATATGCTGCTAATGCGACTGTTTCATTCGAATTTGGCGCAGCAATTGCATCTAGTGTAGCGAGCAGCGCGGGAAAGATAACATCTGCATCTGTCGCATATGGCGGGACTTTTTATCAATCAACACCTAGTATCACATTTTCTGCTCCATTATCCGAGAGCTTTAATGCAAATTCTGCAGTGACTAATGGCGTTAGCACCGGATTGTCTACAGATGCTAATAGCACGATCAGCGTCGCATTCGTTTCAGCTGAATTCAATACGCCGGTTTTTGAAGTCGGTGATGCTATCATATATACTACCAGCACGGGAAACACAGCAATATCACCATTGACAAGCGGGACTACTTATTATGTTCAGCATGCTAATACAACAAAGATTGCTCTAGCCATAACCCCTACCGGAGATAGAATAACACTAACTAAAGGATTTACAGAATCCGGACATTCACTTCGGGGTGTCACAGCGACAGGGACCTCGACAATTGCTAGTTCTGGCTCAAATTATTATATCACCTTTGGTAAGTTTTTTGAATGGGATGACGATAATAATCCTCCGGCTACGAATACTTCTATAAAAGAATCATTCTATGACGTATATTCTAACATGCTATTCGGCAAAAAGGTATCTGAAAATGATATCGGATATATCGCTAAAAGAATAACATGGACAACAGGTACTGTATATGATTATTATTCGCATCTAGATCCTGATCTATATCAAAAGAATTTTTATGTAGTTAATAGCTTAAATAGGGTATATAAATGTATATTCAATAATTATGGAGCTACATCTACAGTAGAGCCTAATACTACACAAACTTCAGGAACATTTACTTTAGCTGACGGATACATCTGGAAATTTCTATTTAATATACCAGGAGCATCTATCAATAAATTTAGTACCGCTACTTATTTTCCTGTCGTTCCTAATAGCACAGTTGCTAGGCAAGCTATAAAAGGTGCCATACACAACACAGTATTGACAAATACGGGTAAAAACTATATTAGCGCAAATGGTAGCATAGATGTCGTCATTGATACAAAGAACTTTAAGGTAGCAAATTCCGGTGCTTCTATAATCAACGGAGCGTATGCCGGATCATCGTTATATGTATATTCAGGAACAGGTTCACCTGCATTGGCCGTCATTGACAGTTATGTAGTCAATACATCAGGTAAGTTCGTCACGACTTCTTCAGACATCAATGGGTTAGATAGCACATCATTATATAGGATTAATCCTAGGGTACTTATCACAGGTGATGGGACGGGTGCTTCAGCGTATTCCCTGATAGATTCAGATACTGGTAAATTACAATCGATAAATATGCTCAATACGGGCAGGAATTATTCTTATGCTACGGTCACTATATCTGCTAATGCAGAATTTGGATCAGGCGGTACAGCATATTCTATAATATCTCCTCCTGGCGGACACGGGTCTGATGTAATTTCTGAATTAGGGACAGATATAATGGGCATATCTGTCGAAACTAAACCTACAGACGAATTTCCTAGCTGGGCAACATATCGTCAGATCGGTCTGTTATTTAATCCTACAGCATCTTCAAATTCTACGTTGTTTTCTAGTTTGAAATTTGACTACATGTTGAATTTCGAACTGTTCAATACGACAGACATATTTAATGCAGGAGATACTATAAGAGGATTGCTCAGCAAAGCTACTGCCACTGTCGCATTTATGAATACCACTTCGATGTATGTCTTAAATTCTGAAGGTAGTTTCAGATCATATGAGACTATAATATCGGGTGATACTGGTAAAACTTGTACGATTACTATTATAAATAATCCTGAGTTGGTGCCATATTCAGGTGAGATATTCTATTATAAGAATATTCAACCCATCAATAGAGCTAGCATCACTAAAGAACAAGTAAAACTATATTTTAATTTTTAAGGAAATATGATGGCTGAGTTAAAGACTGATTTTAATGTTGCCCCATTTTATGATGATTACGATGAGGATAAGCAGTATTATAGGATGCTGTTTCGTCCGGCAACTGCTGTGCAGGCAAGAGAATTAACTCAGCTCCAGACGATGATGCAGAAGCAAGTCTCTCGATTTGGAGACAGCATCTATAAAGACGGGAGCGTAGTAGAAGGTTGTAATTTTACAGAATATCCAAATATTCCTCAGATAAAATTCAAAGACAAATCTGCTACGACTCTAGATTTTAGCTTAGTGATTAAAAATAATACTGATGTAGCGAACGTACAATCACATCTCACCAATTCTTATCTCCTCGTCTCAAATACGACAGGGTTGAGGGCTGCTATCTTTGACGCTTATGTCGGGGCAGAATCTGTTGTCAATCAAGGATCTGCAGATACGAATAGAGCATATGTGATATATCTGAATTCAGGAAATAATGCTGGCCAGCAAGTATCTACTTTTAACACATCTAGCGAACAGATCGATGTGTATAATCCTAACCAAGATAAGATAGGCCCATTGGTCGCGTCAAACAGAGAAGGCATCCTCTATACGCTTTCTTCTAACAGCACAGTAAATGCTCTGGGTGTAGGATATGGCCTACATGTAGGAGAAGGAATCATATATCAGAAAGGATTCTTCCTAAAGACACTCGCTGATAATTTTGTCATAAAAGAACATTCATCTAGTGTCGCAGGACTTAGAGTCGGGTTTGATACAGCAGAATATATCGTAAAACCCGCAGAAGATAATTCTTTATACGACAATTCTATAGGAAGTTCAAATCAGAATGCGCCAGGTGCATACAGATTAAAACTGGTTCCCTCACTCGTAGTATATGATTCTGCTAATACTGAAGTTGATATCCCTAAAGATTTCTTACCCGTCATTGACTATGATGGTGGGTTCGGTGTACCTGTCACTTCAACAGTAGATGCACAATACAGCCTCATCGGTGATATGATAGCAACGAGAACTAAAGAAGAATCTGGCGATTATATCGTCCGTCCGTTTCAAGTGAGCGTTGAGAATTCAGCAAATTCACAGACGTTCTATTATAACGTATCTCCTGGCACAGCATACGTTGATGGTTACAGAATCAATTATACTACAGCACAAAAGACAGAAGTGCAAAGAGCAATATATTCTGAGTCAGTAAATAACCAAATCGTCACAGTAAATTTTGGAAATTATTTAAAAATTAGAGAAGTTGTCGGCATATTTGATATCGGTTCAATCCCAGATGTTGGAATATATAGCGCCAATCAATATGCAATCACACAGAATCCCGGCACTTCAGCAGTCCTAGGATCGTTAGTAGGAAATGCTAATGTGAGAGCTATCATGTTTAATAGCGGTACCAAAGGCACTGCTGCAGCAGAATACCTGCTTTATATTAGCAATATCAGAATGAAAGCAGGTAATAGTTTTGCTGCAAATGCTAAGAGCATACACATCGCTTCTGGAACTTATGGTAAAGTATACGCTGACATATATCAAGCAAACGGTCAATCAGAAGTATATGAAAGTTCAAGCAAACAATTAATATTTGATACAGGATTAAAAGGTGTTAAGAATCTATTGAGCAATACAAATATTAATAGCACCTCTTATATTTACAGAACTACTAGCGATGCTGCTACATTAACAAGAGGCTCTGGGGTAGCTACTGCAACCATTACTATACCTTCTGATAAATATAATTATAGCGGTTCTCTATTAGACAATCCTTCTGAAGATATCAATGTGATGTTTAATGCAGCTGCTTCATCTAACCTGTATTCTACGACACGATCAGTCGACCCTACTATATACTTAATGGCAAGTGACTCATTAGGACGAACAGTATCAAACATCGGCAACCCGGCAGTAGGTACTGCACCATGGATATCAAATTTCGGCAGCGAAAATAATCAAAATCCTAAAGTTGGTGAAATTCTTAAACTTGTAGTTTCAGGCACCACAACATATCATCATGTCGTCAGTGTTCCATTAGCTAATACGATAGTAGTCACACCTCGTGTTTCTGCTTCAGCATCTGTAACAGGTGCAATATATAAATTCCATCCTAAAGGTTCATATGTAAATTTTAATGGCACAGGAAATACGATACAGTTCAACACCACAACTGATATGTCCATATCTTTAAATATGGATTTGAATCCTGACACAGCTGCAGCAGGATCAGTTGTTGCACAGACACCTATCGTCAGATCTAGCGCTACACCAATCGGAAAAGATGTCAAAAAAGATACCCATGTCGCCATCAATTGTGCAACTCATTCTGCTACAACATTAGGTCCGTGGTCTCTAGGAATGCCTGATGTATATAAAATCTCGAGCGTCTATGTTGGAGCTTCATTTGCTAACACAAATCCAGATAGAAAAGACTGGTTTGTATTGGATAATGGGCAAACTGATGCGTATTATGGATTATCTCAATTAAAGATACTACCTAATTATCAATCACAATTAACATCTGCGAGCAGAATATTAGTTAGATTCAATCATTTCACACCAAATTCTAGTTCTACTAAAGCGATGTTTTTCTCTAAAGATTCTTATCCTATTGATGACGCTAATACAGCAAATACTACTGCAATAGCAACAGCTGAAATTCCATTATATAGATCTGCAGATGATAATTTCTATGATTTAAGAAATTATATCGACTTTAGACCTGTCATGGCTAACACAGCAAACTCATCTGCCCAGACACTTTCTACGCTGACAAATGTTACAATCAATCCTGCAAATAATCAATCAGTATATTATTCAGCGGTAGGTTCTAAAGTTGCATTGGAACCTGATTCTAACTTCACGTTCAATGTACAATATTATCTTCCTAGATCAGATGCTTTGTTGATAACTAAAGAAGGTCAGCTTATAGTAAAATCCGGCGCGCCTTCAAATAATCCTAAACCACCGATACTGAATAATTCAGGATTAAAAATCGCAGACATATATGTTCCTCCTTACCCATCTCTAACATTCCAAGAAGCAGAATAACATGACATATAACAGAAGAGATTTGGCAGTAAAAGTCGGCATTAATGTTGTCAAAGGTTATACTATGAAAGAGATAAGCGCTCTTGAAGATAGGATCAAGAGCTTAGAATATTATACTGTCCTGAACATGTTAGCTTTAGATTCAAAATCATTATCAATCAAAAACGATGAAGGATTTGAACGCTTTAAACAAGGGATATTTGCAGATCCTTTCAATGATGACACTATCGCAAAGACAAACGATATTGAATTTAATATGGCTATCAGTTCAGGTCTATCTATTGCCAGGCCAAACTTCAATGAAGCATTCATAAGATTTGATATTGATTCTGCTACTTCTACTGGAATCACAGTAAAAGGTTCTTTTGCAATGTTAAATTATACCCATGAAAACATAGGTGGGAATGAATTTGCTACAAAATATAGGAATTGTGCAGAATCATTCTATAGTTTTCAAGGTGCTGTAAGACTTTATCCAGAATTTGATAATCAAAATCAAGATGTAAGAAAAGCAACACAGACTATCGAAATCGATCTAGCAAAAGGTTTTGAGGATGCAGCAAAAGCAGGTGCATTCAAAGATATCGACACGATACAAGGTAATCCTACATCGAAAAAGACAGGTAATAAGACCACATATACTTCAAACACGACACAGACAATAACAGATATCAAAGTGACTTCAACGACCAAGACACAAGATTTAGGTGATGTTGTCAGAGACGTTACTACGCTTCCGTATATGGTGGCTAGACCAATCGGGTTCGTAGCGACCGGATTGAAACCTAATACTAGAGTATATCCGTTTTTTGATAAGATATCAGTCGCATCATATTGTGCTCCTGGAACTTTAAATACTGCTTATACATCATCTGGCGAAGCTAAATCTGTTGCTGATGCGAGCACCGCTGTAATAAAAAAGGGGGCAAACGGCGATGCATTAATAACTAGTAATGTAGGTTTCGTTGCAGGATTATTTTATCTTCCTGCGGATACTTTCAGATCAGGTGAAAGAGTATTCACTCTAATCGATACTACTGATATTACAGCCGTAGATGCGATATTGACTAGCGCAGAAGGAAGATATACGGCATCTGGACTTTCTGTTACAAAACAAGATGTCAAATTCCAAGTAGAAGAACCTATATTTACGCCGGTTACTACTACACAGACTTTGCCTCCACTAGTATGGAGCTACACTGATCCGCCACCTCCGCCGGCGAGCAATCCAAGAAATGAGGGGACAGGTGGGGGTACAGGTAATGCTGCAGGAGGCAAGTCAGATTGTCCGACTTATACGATTGGCGGCGATGGGTCAACATACACATCTCCAGGAGGTTTCTGTCATGCTCCGTGGGCAAAGATTACTATGGCTGATGGATCGCTAAAAGAAATTCAGCATATTCAAATAGGTGATCAAGTTAGAGGCATCAATTCTATTAATATTGTAATTTCAGTATCAGGAAGGAATTTAGATTCTAGATTGATATCATTCAATAATTCAGGTTATTTTGTGACTGAAACACATCCTCTTCTTACAGAAAATGGATGGGGTGCTTTCAATCCTGATCTATATAAACAAGTGAGATTGCAAGAGTATAATAAAGTCAAAGCAGACAACAATGATATTGATTTGATTGCTATAAATGAAAACACTAATATTGGATATTTAAATGGCGATGATGTCGTATATGTTCCTGTAACAAACATCGAATTTAAATCTATAGAGAATTATACTGTTTATGTGTTGTCTGTGACTGGAGATAATACGTATTTCGCTGAAAATTATGTAGCACACAATAAATAAGAAAGAAAACTGATGAATTTATCCGGAAATCCTATAGCACAGACTTTTACTATAACAGGTACTCAAGCAGCTGGGTTGCCAGGAATATATTTAACAAAAATAGGTGTATTCTTTAAAAAGAAAAGTGCTACTTATGCTGCTATGTGTTATATATGTGAAACTACTAATGGTGTTCCTGATGTCTCCAAAATAGTCGGTGGCGCATTCTTATTACCTGCAACTGTAAACATTAGCGAAGATTCTTCTGCAGAAACTCTGTTTGAATTTACACCTCCGGTTATGTTATCGGCAGATAAAGAATATGCTTTTTATGTTTATCCTGATGGTAATAGCCCAGATTATGAAATGTGGGTATCAGAAGTCGGCGGAACTGATAAGTTAACAAATAAAGCTGTCACGTCACAGCCTTATCCAGGTGTTCTCTATGTATCTTCAAATGGAAGGTCGTGGGTTCCGACTTTAACACAAGACATTAAATTTAATCTGTACAGAGCAAAATTTACTACAAATAACGGCAAATTGGTCATGCGAAATGCCAAAGATGAATTTTTATCTTTAAATTTAGAAGGAGCAACAGGAGGCATTTTTAGGAAAACTTCTGGCGTTCCGATACAAGTCGGCGATATCGTATACGCTGCTAATGCTACAAATCTAACTTCTATCTTGACTACAAATAATACAATATATCCTCTAGCATACGTAAAATCTGTAGATGAAGTCGCAGGTATTCTTTTCTTAGAAAATTCTAACGGCAGATTCACCAATGGTACAAACGGCTCAACGACTGGAGATTATAGAAATCTAAGAATATATAGGACTCCAGACCCTGCTAATACACAATATATCACTGAAACTTATAGGGTTGCTAATGCGACCATATCAACGATAGATGATATTAAATATCACGGGTTTGTTCCTAAATTTAAGATGGTAGAACCTACAGGATCATATATCTCAACAGAATATTACGGCACGAGCAATACTACCGTAACAGCGACTACACCAAACACAAAAGACGGAACGGCGACTATTCCTGATAACGAGTCTCTCCGTGAATACAGAGACTTTGAGAGGACTGTTAAGAGCTATTCTAATGAAGTCAGGTTAGGTACGTTTGGGACTAAGGGTACTGCTACTTATGAGATTAACATGGTGTCATATAGCCCGTATGTTTCTCCGGTGGTCAGTTTTAAAGCAAGGACATTTAATTATATCGAAAATATAATTAACAATGATGATACTAATGAATGGACTAAATTTGGAAAATCAAAATCAAAATATATTTCTAAGACAGTTATTTTAGATAATCCTGCAGAAGATCTTGTTGTTTATGTGACGGGATATAGACCAAAAGGCACAAATATTAAAGCGTATGTTAAATTCTTTAATGCTGATTCTGATCCTAGCAATTTTGATGCTAAAGTGTGGACTGAATTGTCATATCTCAATGATGGCGAGTTGATTTTTAGTTCTCCTAATAACTTAGAAGATTATAAAGAATATACATTCGGTCCTCCAAAAGCAAATGCTCGTCCTTCAGGAACTGCTAATAACACTTTATATGGATATTCGGACACAATTGGAGATGTTGCTAAAGACATTCCTGCAGGGACATTGACATACTATGATGAATCCGATGCAATATATAGAGGATTTAATATGTTCGGCATAAAGCTTGTATTGTTGTCAGATGAGGGCGCTAAATATCCGACAATGAGAGACGTAAGAGCAATAGCATTACAGATGTGAGAATATTATGAAAAATGATGATTTTGCAATACAAAAAGGAAATCCGGGTGCAATATTGAATAAAGATCTAGAAGGCCTTCGAGCATATAAAGAAAAAAGAAAGCAGCATCAAGAAACTAAAGAAAAGTTTGATGAAGTAATCGCTTTAAAAGAAGATGTAAATTCTATGAAAAATGATCTGAGTGATTTGAAAAATTTATTATTGAAAGTTCTAGAAAATGATAAAAGATGAGAGTAAGATAGAAGCTATCACCCAAGGCCTTTTCGGCATTCCTATATATAAGATGCAATTCAAACACCATCATGTATTAAAACCTCAATGGTTAGAATACATGTCAGATAAAGAAAATTTCAGAAGACATACAACAAATAATAGGTTATATTTTACTAGCGCAGAATTACATAAAGAACCCATCTTTAGTCCTTTAAAAGATTTTTTTCAAAAGAGTCTAGAATATGTGATGGACGATCTAGGATACATGCCTAATATAGGCATGACGGGAATGTGGGGAACAGTTCATCCAGAAGGCGGGTATCATCATAGACATACTCACAATAACTCATTTTTAGCAGGCATATATTATCTTGATGGTAATGAAAAATCATCCGGGACTACTTTTTACAGCCATGATCATTATCATACCATAATTGTTCCTGCTAGAAATGTGAATAAACTTTCAAAATTCCAGATGAATTATACGAATCCTTTTGAAGAAGGATCTTTAATCATCTTTCCTTCTTGGTTGGAACATTCAACATCATCTAACAACCTTAAATATACTGAAAAATACAGGAAGATAATATCATTCAATGCTATGCCTCTGGGTATGACTAACACAGATCCTTTCGATAGATATAACTATCAAGATGTATCGAATGCACCTCTCGTTAAAGACGTCACAGAATTATATAGGTATGATAAAGACAAACCATCAGATATGAATATAGATAATTTAAATTATTTTAATCAAAACATCGACTCAAGTGATATTATCGGAAATCAACAGGATAAAAATGAAATAAATACATTGAGAGAAGAAGTCGGATCGTTAAAAAGCGAATTGATGGATTTAAAAGATCTTCTAATAAAGGCATCGGAAACTAAATGACAGCTCTAATTGCTAACGTAGTTCAATCTACAGATTCTTTTGGCCAATGGTTAGCGAAAACTAATCAGATCATAACTGTAATCTCAAATACAGCGGTCACTACTAACTCAAATACTGCTGTTGGCAATGCAGCTATCACAGGTACATTTAGCGCAAATGTAGTGTCATTAGCGAATACAGGATTTCTTAGGATCAGTTCAGGATCTTCTAATTCTATTATAAATGCGTCTTCTATATTAATACAATCATCTTCGACTACTAATACTGTGATAACAGATACGGGTGTATATGTCAGCGGAACTGCGTTTTATACAGATGTCGTGATGTCTCTAGGAAATTCGGTCATCAGAAGCAGCAATATCACTAGTGATTCTTTGGTGTTAAAAAACACTTTGAGATTGGGAAACACATACCTCTCGACTATGAATGCTAATACAAATAATCTGTTTGCAATCGATACGATAAGAGCGGGTGATGTAGAAGCAAACGTCTATATCGATAGGAATGGCTTACAGATACGTCAGAATCCTACTGCTGAGTCCGGATTTGCTAACGCAAAGATGACGGTTGACACGCTGTGGATCAAGAACATCAATGCAAACACGCTGACCGTAGGTACTATCAATTATACTGCAGCAGCAAGCATAGAATTTCCGGGGAATACACATTTCCTAGGTCAGAATAATTATTTCAGATACGGATTAACGTCTAATGCAAACATAGAACTGATCAATGGTAGGATTGGAATTGGGACTACAGATCCTTCTGCACCTTTACATATAACAAGCACCGGTGCTAGTACTGGAATATTAGTAGAATCTACCGAATCTGGTGCTTCTACTGGACCTGATATTGTGTTTCGTAGAAGCAGCGCATCCCCTGCAGCTGGAGATAACCTAGCAGGAATCTATTGGCAAGGAAGAAATACCACCGCAACTAATTTAAATTATGCTTCACTTATTTCAGAAATAGCATCTCCTACGGCTGGAGCAGAAGGCACCAATGTCTTTTTGACACAAAAAGTAGCCGGTGCTGACACTACGACATTATATATTAAAAGCGATGGAAAAGTAGGTCTAGGAACATCGACACCTGTTAGTAAGTTGCAAGTTACGACATCCGGTGTTGCTGCGGTTCCGGCGACATCTGGGACTACACCGTCAACTGGTGAACTTATACGTTTGAGAACGAGCAGTGACGCTGCAGGTGGCATCGGAACTATCGGTCTTGCTACCAATCAAATGTGGATACAGGCTACGGATGCTACAAATTTAGCCACAGGATATTCATTACTCCTAAACCCAAATGGCGGCAATGTCGGTCTCGGGACGACTGCACCATCACAAAAACTGCATGTTGTTGGGGGTGCTTTAATAACAGGTACTACAACTATAGGTGGTGCTGCATCTGTAACCGGTGCACTAACTGTAGGTACCACTGCAACTATAACCGGTGCGATAACTGCAGGTGGCAATATCACGGCGAATGGTAATATCACGGCGTTCTCATCATCGGATGAAAGATTGAAAGAAAATGTCGTTAATATCTCTAACCCATTAGAGAAATTAGCATTGCTTAATGGCGTCACTTTTGATTGGAAAGATTCGTATATCGAATCTCAGGGTGGGTTGGATGCTATGTTTGTTCGTAAGAATGATGTGGGCATCATCGCACAAGATCTTGAGAAAGTATTGCCACAGCTTGTGGCAGAACGAGATGACGGATACAAAGCAGTCAAGTATGATAGGATCGTTGCTCTTCTGATCGAAGCAGTAAAAGAACTCAAAGCAGAAGTAGATAGCTTAAAAAATGGCAATTAAAACAAACATAACTGTAGATCAGGGTGCTAACTTTGCCTATAATGTATATCTTGTCGATGTAGATGGCAATCCGTTTGATCTGACAGGATATACTGCTAATTCTCAGATAAGAAAGACGTATACGTCTACGACTTTCAATACGATAAACACCACAGTTAATGCAGCTGCAGGATCGATCACATTGACAATGAATTCTGTCATCACAGCAAACCTATCATCAACAAGATATGTCTATGATCTGGAACTATTTTCTAGCAACGTTACATCCAGGATAATAGAAGGTTTTGTCACAGTGAATCCTGGAGTCACTCGCTGATGCGTGACTCTAAGATAACCGTATCGAAGTTCAATAACATACTGGTGACGACTGGCAGGTATGCACCGCTACAGACGACTATCATCGTTAAATTGATCAATCAGACTATAGAACCCATATCAGTCCTAAAACAGGAAGCGACTGATATGTTAGGCACGCTTCCTGCTGTTCCTAGAGATGCGCCAGTAGTCCCTGTCTACTGAACTCGGAACGTATAAGATCCCGTATGGTCGCAGAGTATCGTCGTATCTGCGTATATCTCGAATCCTTTTTCCTTCGCCTTCTTGGCAAAATATAGATCCTCAGAAAACGTGTTGTTGTGATCTATCGCTGACTTATAGACGAACTGCGGATATCCGATATCTGCCATCACTTGTCTCTTGACAAGAACACATCCAAATCCACAAGCTCCGATACGAACCAATCCTTGACCTCGGATCTTTTCCCATTCGATATGTGAATATCCATCCCTATCATTCTCTTCGAATATCTCTAGAGTCTGTGTGTCAGGATTGCGCTGCCTATAGATCCCAGATACTACATCCTTGTCGTGTGACAATAGCTTCTCTAACGTATCTGACGGGAATGATACGTCATAGTCGACCGCAAACAGATAGTCGAATCCTTTTACGACCCAATCAGCGATCAGGTTTCGTACTTGATCTACATTATACCCATAGAAATGCTGATATGTCGTCTCATATCCTTCAGGTACTTTCAGATCATATATCGATTTAAAGGTGTTTGGTTCGATGTTCTTTGCTGTAGGAATCGCGATTAATATCTTTTTTTTCATGACGTTCTTTACAACCATTTCTTTTGTTTGAACTATTTCTACATTCATAGGACGTGGTGTAGAATTTACTTCTACTTTGTTTATTTGGATCTTTGCATCGTTAGCAATTTTACTAGCATTTTTGTTTTGAAGTTCACCATTTACTTTATAATCGTTCAGTGGGTTCTTGTCATTATAGAGCATGACAATATCCTGGACGACTTTGATCTTGTTAGGATCAGCTCTTTCTATTATATTATAGAATGTTGCATTATCACCGCCTGCTTTGAACCATTCTCCGTTCTCATCTTTAAATACAGAATCATTAATATTATTCAACAACTCTCTACGGAATGTCCTGAGATGAGGATACGGCATTCCCCAATTAAACTTATATTCTCGATATCTTTTAGAATCTCTGATCGCCTTTGGATATGGTTGAGCGATCAACGGAATGTTATCCGCTTCTGACCAACAACTTCCATATGAGTAATCTGTCTTACCATCGGCGTAGAGATTATTGTAGAAATTAAATATGTTGTTATCATTGATCAGCGCATCATCGCCGTCAAGGAGCATCACGATAGTGTCTAGACCAAACACATTTTTAATCGTGTTTATCTGATTATACACAGCACCTTTATTCTCATTATGAGCGATGACGGTGATCTTTGATCTAATATCTTCTGGCAATGTCTTTAATTTATGATTGATCGCAAACTTGGCACCATCAGTGCTGGCATCATTGATCAGATACATCGTCCAGTTGGTATAGTTCTGTGTAGCAACAGAATCGATGCACCTGAGGATATATTGCTCTGCATTAAAGAAAGGCGTGATGACAGCGATATGCTGTTCTTTATTCTGCGTAAACGTGTTCCATTCTTCATTGTTGCTGAACCTACGCCCGAATACTTTATGAATTCGATCATTGATGTATGATACCTTACGATATTCATCCGCAGGAAGGTAATGATTTAATTCTTTAAAGAAATGTTGCTTCCATTGCAGAGCGACCGTATCCCAGGTAGAGATATCTTTGACTATGTTGCAGTAATACTGTTTCTGCTGATGTAGATAAGGATTATTATACGCACTAAGAACTAATCCGACAAAACGGTCACACTGCGTTTGTATATTGATATCTCTGAATAGACTGTTTGGTTCGATAGCATAGTCGATGAAATAAGACGCATTACCTATAGCAGTCTCTTCTAATGCACCAAATCTAGTCGCAACTAGAGGTGTATTATATGCGAGCGATTCTAATGTAGAGATGCCAAACGTTTCTGGGAATGCTCCTGGATAAAGGAACATGGATGCTTGAGATAATATCTCGGCAATCTCTTTCTGAGATATGATGCCCGTGAACTCGATTCCAAGAGCTTTGTATTTCTGATCCTGGATTAACTTCTGATGTGTCTCACCTTGAGCATCTAGAGGTCCGTCAGAACGAAACCTATAATACCCGCCGATCACTTTCAATCGTGCTTCTGGTATATGCCTTTTAATTCCCGGCCAGATCCTGTCAATGAGAGGTAGCATTCCTTTTGTCACAGAAGCATTATATACGAATAAGTTGCGATCTTTCTTTGATATATCTACTTCATCAAAATAATTGACGATCCCATTCCTCGTCTGAAATATCTTGTTCTTCAATACTTCAAAGTTGCGCCTCTTGCCGTGATCACATGTCGAGACATATGATGTATGAAAATCAGATAAGGTAAATATCTTATCGATATGTCCGTTGACAGCGAGATCTTCTAGATTGATATCTCCATTACAGAAAGTATCGTGCATCCAGAGAACTTTGTGCTTTGCCTTGTTACGCATGTTCTGAAATATAGCACAAGGATATGCAGTCGCTCTATTGAATGCTTCATAATAATGATTTGGAACGAAAGGAACTACTGTTCTAGATGAAATAACAATGTCAAACTCATCATTATTAGTTATGCTACCGACTGGTCTGTAAGTTACGTCATCATAAATACCTGGACGACTATCGTCATCTTGACAAGCATTAAAGACAGTTACAGGAAATCCTAATTTGGCCAGTTCTTTAGAGATGAGAATGACAGCAGATTCGGATCCACCCAAACCTCGCTTTGATAGCGTATCTCCATCGTATACGAGCCCAATCAGATCTAAAATAGCAATAGATGGGTATTTCATAACAACCTCACGTAAAACATAAATATGTAGGAATTAATATTATTTATATAGGCATTAAATGGCTCTGATCTTCTATAGTCAAAAGAACACCGGAAATGGTTCTAATACTAATTATACATTAACTCAGACAGTAACGCAAGCTAATAATATATTAGTTTCTGTTAACGGGCTTCTGCAAGTTCCTAGTGTTGATTATACGATTAGCGGATCTGAAATCATCTTTGCCTCCGCACCGCTAAGTAATTTCGACATAGAAATTCGCTATATCGTTTCTGACGGATACGATGGTTCTGTAGGTTTTACCGGTTCTTCAGGGTTTATCGGATCTGTAGGATTTCAAGGTTCTGCAGGTTTCTTAGGTTCAGCGGGTTTCTTTGGCTCAGTAGGTTTCTTTGGTTCTTTAGGATATCAGGGATCAAAAGGCGATCCGGGTGGAAGCACGGGATATACAGGTTCTGCAGGATCATTGGGTTATACGGGTTCTATAGGACCTACAGGAACATCGGGCGGCGTAGGTAAACCTTCAAGGATATCTGTATATACTGCAAATGGTAGTAATACTCAATTCACATTAGGTGAGACAGTAGCAAACACAAACCACATCCTTGTGTTTGTCAATGGGCTAGTCGAAACACCTGATGTTGACTATTCTGTAAACAATACTATTATAACATTCTCTGTCGCACCTGTCAACACCTCAATCATAGAAGTTCGATATTTTGATGCGATCCAAGGATCTGGTGGCTATCAGGGTTCTGCAGGTTTCTTTGGTTCCGCAGGTTTCTTTGGTTCCGCGGGTTCAGTAGGTTTCTTTGGTTCTGTCGGATATCTAGGATCTGCGGGTTTCTTTGGATCTACAGGATATCAAGGATCTAAAGGTGATCCTGGCGGAGCTACGGGTTATTCAGGTTCATTGGGTTATACAGGTTCTCGGGGTGCCGGTTTTGATGGATCGATGGGTGAAGTCGGACGTCCATATAAGTTTTCTAGATATACTGCAAATGGTAGTAATACTCAATTTACGCTGTCAGATTCAACTTCTAACTCAGCACACATTCTAGTATTTGTTAATGGTCTGATTGAGACACCCGATGTTGATTATATCGTATCTGGGACGACTCTGACTATCAATTATGTCCCTCAATTGAATTCTGAGATCGAAGTTAGATACTTCGGCACGACTCAAGGTGAGACTGGATATAGAGGATCTGAAGGTTTTAGAGGATCGAGCGGAGCAACGGGTTATGACGGATCTGTAGGTTATACCGGATCTAAAGGTGATACGGGATTTACAGGATCTTTGGGATTTACAGGATCCAAAGGTGATACAGGATTCGTAGGATCTATCGGTCCGACTGGTGCGTTTGGCGGCGCTGCTTTTGACTATAAATTTGATGATTCTACCGCAAATACAGATCCTACTGACGGATTTGTAAGGTTCAGTAATACATCACTGGCATCTGCCACACGTTTATACATCAGTGAAAATGATAAATTTTTTACTTCTACATATACGTTCTTAGAGACGATTGATGATTCTACTTCAGCAATCAAAGGCCAGTTCACTATCACGAGTGCTGCCAATACGGACAGTTTCACATTATTTAGCATCATAGGATCTCATACCTATACATCAAACTTCTTTGATGTTCCTATAGCATATATTTCTGGAGCTACGACTTTTGCTGATAATGCAAATGTGATATTGACATTTGCTAGGACAGGTGACATAGGCGATACGGGATACACAGGATCTAAAGGATTCACAGGATCAAAGGGTGATATCGGATTTACGGGTTCTAAAGGTGACACAGGATTCGTAGGATCAAAAGGTGACATAGGATTCACAGGAAGCATAGGATTCACGGGTTCTGTCGGTTTCGTAGGGTCCAAAGGTGATACTGGATTCACAGGTTCTATCGGATATACAGGTTCTAAAGGTGATACAGGATTTGTTGGGTCTGTAGGGTTTGCAGGATCTAAAGGTGATACGGGTTTCACAGGATCCATAGGATTCACAGGTTCTATCGGATATACAGGTTCTAAAGGTGATACAGGATTTGTTGGGTCTGTTGGATTTACAGGATCCATAGGATTTACAGGTTCTAAAGGTGATACAGGATTTTTTGGATCTTTTGGTTATACAGGATCCTTAGGATATACAGGTTCGCTCGGCAATATCGGGTATGCAGGATCTCAAGGTGATCAAGGAATCCAAGGAAATATCGGACCTTTAGGATATGTAGGATCTCGAGGAGATCTTGGCTATACAGGATCGTTTGGTTCAACGGGTTATGTAGGATCTCAAGGTGTAGGATTTTCAGGATCTGCCGGCGCGGGATACACGGGTTCTGTCGGTTCATTAGGATTTACAGGATCTGAAGGTCCGATTGGATATGCAGGATCTCGAGGTGACTTCGGATACACAGGTTCTGAAGGACTTATCGGTTATACAGGTTCTCAAGGAATTACAGGATATACAGGATCCTATGGTGATTTCGGTTATACAGGTTCTCAAGGCGTAGGCTATGCAGGATCTCAAGGTATCACTGGATACACTGGATCTTATGGTGACCTAGGATATACGGGTTCTATTGGCTATACGGGTTCTCAAGGTGTAGGATTCACAGGATCTCAAGGTAATGAGGGTATTCCTGGGGCTTTTGGTGGCACGACTTTCCTATATTTTTATTTTGCTAACACGCAGAATGCAGATCCAGGTGCAGGTTCTTTAAGATTTAGCAATACGTCTCTTGCTAATTCTACGTTCTTGTACATCAACAAAAGTGATCTTCGATTTGATTTTACATTTAATTCATTATTGATTGTCGATAGTTCCACATCGGGTATCAAAGGGCATTTTAAGATATCAACTTCTGGCAATAATTCAAATTATGCCACATTCATGATAATTGATTCGTTAACTGATAATGGATCTTATGCTACTGTTCCTATATCATTCCTTTCGGGTGATGCTGGAGCTAACACAGTTCTCGGTGATAGTACTCTTACTGCTTTGACCATTGCAAGAGCCGGTGATCAAGGAGATACAGGATATGCAGGTTCTATAGGTTCTCAAGGTCAGACGGGCGCGGGTTATGACGGGTCTATAGGATTTACAGGATCTAAAGGCGATATCGGATTTGTAGGATCTAGAGGAGATCTCGGTTATACAGGCTCTTTAGGCTATACAGGTAGCATAGGCTATACAGGATCTGAAGGATATACAGGATCTTCAGGATATACAGGATCCTTTGGCGATATCGGTTATACGGGATCTACGGGTGCTGGCTATGTAGGATCACAGGGTGATCTGGGTTATACGGGATCTACTGGCGCAGGTTATGATGGCTCTAGAGGTGCTACGGGTTTCACAGGTTCTTATGGTGATCTTGGCTATACAGGATCTACCGGCGCAGGATATGTCGGATCTAAAGGATTTGATGGTTCAAGGGGCGATCTAGGATACACGGGATCTCGGGGCGTAGGATTCACAGGGTCTGCTGGCGGAATCGGAACTGTCGGATATACAGGATCAAAAGGTGATATCGGCGAAACCGGAGCGGGATATGACGGTTCTGTTGGATTTGTAGGGTCTAAAGGTGATCTCGGTTATACAGGTTCTTTAGGATATACGGGATCTTTCGGATATACAGGTTCGAGAGGACCTGCAGGAACATTTGGCGGCGCTGCATTTGAATACTATTTCAATGGCAATACAGCAGATCCTACAGCACGTGCTAATGGCGAGATAAGATTAAGCAATACTACATTTAGCGATGCTAATACATTGTATATCAGCTATGTAGATCAGGCGACTGCTAATGTACAACCTTTCTTGCAGACCATCGATGACTCGACATCTGCTATCAAAGGTCACTTTACGATCACTGAGATAGCAAACAATGACAACTATGTGATGTATGCTATCATCGGGAATCATGTTCAAGATTCCCAATATTTCAATGTTCCGATATCTTATCTCAGCGGATCATCGACAGCATTTGCAAATAACACTAATGTCGTCGTGACATTTGCGAGGACGGGTGATATCGGTGATGTTGGTTATACGGGATCAAAAGGTGATCTCGGATATGTCGGTTCGATAGGATACACAGGATCAAAA